CGATAATGAATTGAGCAAGGGACACCAGCCAAGCCGCGAAGAATACCGCCGGTATAAGCTAAGTCAGCAACGGGTCAAAGTGTTAGGGGAAGTGAATGCAAGTCATCAGTAAAGAGCGATTAGCCACCGAATGTGTACGCATGACCATCCAGAATCAAGAAGGTCTGGACAACATGATGCACATGCTAGGGCAAATCGAGTTAGAGTTTCCCATTGATGTACAGATAGAGAAACACAAGAAGAAACGTACCGCTACCCAGAACAACACCGCAAACAAATGGTATCGAGACTGCGAGAAGCAAGGCGATATGAAGGCTTGGGAATACAGAGCGTACTGTAAACTGCACTTTGGAATCCCTATTCTGAGACGAGATAGCGAGAAGTTCAAAGCTGTGTATGATCGAGACGTTAAGCCTTACGCGTACGAGCAAAAGCTATCGTTCATGGTAGAGCCTTTTAATTTTGAGGTGACAAACTTGATGAACGTGAAGCAGCACAGCGAGTTCCTGGATATGGTCGAGCGTCACTTACGGGAGCAAGGCTTTCAATTAACCGAGGTGAGCAAATGACATGGCCAAGAAATGTAAAGTCTGCGGGGAAAAGTTCACGCCAACTTTCAGCAGTTTCCAGAAAACGTGTAATGCGACTCAATGCCTTGTCGCGTTCGGCAAGACAGAAAGAACTAGAATCAATCGTAAAGAAACCAAAGAGGCCAAGCGAGATAGATCCTATTGGATGAGACGGTGCCAAACCGAGTTCAATAAATATATTAGGAACCGCGACAAGAAAGATCCGTGCATATCATGTGGTCGTCACCACGATGGGCAGTACCATGCCGGTCATTACAAAACAGTGGGCGGTCATCCAGCACTACGATTTCAGGAAGACAATTGCCACAAACAGTGCTCAGTTTGCAATAACTACAAGTCTGGTAATTTATCAGAATATCGGTCAAACTTGTTGATAAAGATAGGGTTAGAGCGGGTCGAGTGGCTAGAAGGGCCCCATGATCCAGTCAAATATACCATTGAGGATCTGCAAGAGATGCTATCTAAATACCAAGCATTGAACAAGAAATGGGTACAGTCTCCACGTTAGACCGTAATGCTGAGCAGGTGCTGGATGTTCTCCGCAGCCTGTTGGAGCAGTGTGAGGCTGGCAATATATGTGGTGCGGTTATCGTGACTGAACACCTTGACGGGTTTAGCCTAGACATGCCTGGAACCTTCTCAACAGATCCCGATTCAATAGCTTCAATCACTGGCCGGTTGCAAATGGCCGCGCATTCGTTCTACCAGATGAGCTGGGAGTTTGAGGATGAAATATAACACCACGACCGAGCACTTGGATTTCTGCAACACTGAGTACCAGCGCCAGATAATTCAGATGACCTTGGACGGGATGAACCAGACTGAGATTGCCAAAGAGTTAGGCAAAGACCCCAAAAGAATTCATAACGCCCTTGCGACTGTTCACAATCGGGCAGCAATGCAAGGTGTAGCACCAGCCTATAATGTCAATCGCCAGACAGCGCCAGGATTTACCACCAAGCGCATCTCTACTGCCTATAACACGGACAACGAGATAGTTCTGCAATGGCACATTCAAGAGCCAGAACGGCAAAAGCTAGAAGAATTAATTGCCCAATTCGTGGAGGGATTCAAAGATGAGGTCTCGGGAATACACACTCCCATTAACCCGCCTGCAGGCATTGATGACGATTATATGGTTAGCTACATCATTGGGGATCATCACCTTGGGATGCTTGCTCACCACTCTGAGACGATGGGCGAGGATTATGATGTTAAGATTTCGCAACGACTGCTAGAAGATGCAGTTGATCGACTGGTCAGTGTGGCGCCAGCGGGTCGGGTCGGTGTGCTTGTGAACCTTGGCGACTTCATGCACATCAACGACTCCACCAGCTCAACTCCGAATTCCAAGAACCTACTCGACAGCGATGGCCGATACTCCAAGACCATAAGGGCTGCCAGTAATGTGATAAAGCGTACCGTTTTGCGGATGCTTAAAAAACATGCCGAGGTCTGGCTTGTGAATGTCAGAGGTAATCACGATCCAGATGCTGCGTTGTGGTTGAATGAGGTCATGCGCCTGTACTTTGAGGAAGATCCGCGTGTTCACGTTTTCGATAACGCGTCTAAATTTATCTGGTGGCAGTGGGGTAAGAATCTAGTCGTGACGCATCACGGTGATCGGATTAAAATGTCCAATCTTCACGGGTCAATCGTGTCTAACCTGAGAAAAGAATGGGGCGAAGCGGAGCACACTTTTGTATGGACGGGTCACATACACCACAAGAATCAGGAGGAATATGGCGGCGCATTGTTCGAAAGCTGGAACATCCTCGCACCCGCAGATGCGTGGCACGCTGGATCTGGCTATGCCAGTTCTCGAAGTATGACATGCGTGATTCTTCACAAAGACTTCGGGGAAGAAGGCAGATTAAAGGTGAACGTGGAGCGGATTAAATGAGTGCATTTGACGAGCAAATAGGCGGCAACCACTACAAGTTGATGATGATTCAACCTACTGAATACATACTGGCCAATAATTTGGGATGGTGTGAAGCCAATGTTGTGAAGTACATTAGCAGGTGGCGTAATAAGGGCGGGGTCGATGACTTGCGAAAGGTGGTGCATTACACTCAGATCTTGATCGAGCGGGAGTTAAACGAAAAGACGGCCTCAGTGGATGAACCAAAGAAACCGTCTTGGTAGATTACAGTAGGATTGCCCCAACCACATAGCCAAGCAGGAAAGCCACGATCATCGCCCCGCCTGTGAAGCGTGGCACCATCAGTTTTTCTAGTTGTTTCTTGATCATTTTTTGCCCTCCATTTGTTGTAGTTTGTCCAACATTTTGAGCACGTCTAGCAACACGGTCTGTTCGTACTGGTCGATTTCGGGCTGGCAGTAAGTCTCGCGCACTTTGACCAAGGTCATCCATGCGGTCAACAGTTCGGTTCTGGTTGGTTTCAGGCTCATTGATGTTCCTTAATGATTTTCATTGCTGTTGGCTGGCTAATTCCCAGAATACGCCCAATATTTTGTGAGCTTTTGCCCTTGGCGTGTCGTTCTAGCACTGCCACCACGAGTTCGGCATGGGTCTCAAATGGGCCGGTAGCCCGTGGTCGTCCTTTGTTCATCGTATTCCCTCGCAGTTTGGTTTTAAGTTTTGATAGTCCGGCCAATACCCATGACAGACGTTATATCGGTACTCTTTGGACATGGTGACCTCGTGGTCATAGTCTTGAGATGAGATCCATAGCAAGGCCGCGACAACTGCCGCAGCGATGCTGATTTTGGTTAATCGGTTCATGCTGTTCATTCGCATCGCACCATAATATCTAAATCGAGCAACGTGTCGCCGTCACTATCAGCCCATCCCAGCAACGTATCACGCGCCCATTGCGTGTCATCTTCAACGCTAAAATTACCGCGCAAGAATTGCTGTTCGATCATGTCGCGATAATAGAACGTGATCACGTCGTGCTCGATGCGCGCGCTGTATTCCTGATAAAAATTAATGAAATCGAGATCAATCAAGGTTGACCCTATATCGTTTGATTTGTCGTCAATGTTAATCATGCTGCAATCCTCGCAATTAGTTGTGATTTAAACCGACTAGATCGTGAACCGTGCACGGCGATTGCTATGCTTTGCGTTTTACCGTCGCACAATCCGCAATCGATACATTGAACGCCGTCGGAATCAGCACGGCACTCGATTTCATGAGCAAATAAGTCATCCTCTGCTAGTGCCACTCGAAACGTTTTTGCGCCTTGTGCTTGATATTTAAGCGCCTGCTTTGGTGTATCAGCTGAAACCATGCAAATCTGCAAAAAGCGGCGATCGAATCCTTTGTGATTGATTTGGTGAGTGTAGCCAGTGTGACCGCTCGCAAGGTTTAGAATCTTCTCAAATGCTTCAAAAGGTGCTGCTGCAGGATCGCCATAAGCGCCAAGCCTAACCGATCGGCCCAAGATAAAATTAGCATGTTTTGCTAGATCAAAATCGGCATATCTTCCTTTGTGGTATGATTTCCAAATCTGATTTGGTGCTTGGCCAATGTTGACATAGCAAGCGCCGTTGTTGTGGTGGCGGTGAACACAAGAACCGCAAATGCTCGAATCTTCGCCAAGCTTGGACGCCTCGACAGGGTTTATATCTTCGCGCAATATCCAAGTCTGTAACATGTTGCCAGTTTTAATATTAGATGTTGATAGCGTAGCGATAACAACAATGGGCGCGCCATCCAATGAAGACGGGCCGCGGTATAGGACAAAGCCTAACGGTTGTTTTGCTATTTTTTGTGCTGGTTTGTTTTTGCCTAGCATGTGTGTATTCCCTTGCTGATTAAGTTATAATTGATGCCTCGATTGATAAGATCGCATGTACGTTAAAACGTGTCAACACTTTTTTTATGTTCATTATCTAATAGGGTGAAAGATGCCTGATCTGCGTCATAAGCTAGACAAGAAAACGGCCGATAGGCATTTCCCGAACTGGGCTCACGGTGGCAAGGGATCGCACGCCAGGAAGAGTTCAACCGATTCAAGGGCTCGATACTCGGCCAACTGGGATAAAATATTTGGTAAGGTGAAAGACAATGGCTAGCAAGAATCTCCACACCAAAACGCGTAACAGATTAGCTCGACAGGATGCACTGCGAGAGTACATGCAAGAAAGGGGATCGGTTCAATATCTTTTTGATATCATTGAGAAGATCGAGAAATTAGACCCTGAATCTGAGACTTTTAGTCAAGATCTAGCGAAATACTCTAAGGTGGTGGATGTACGTCATAAAATGCTCGGGAAGTATCTGCCAGAGCTGAAGGCTACAGAAATCACGGGAGAAGGTGGTGGGGATCTTCAAATAACGGTCTCAGACTTCAAGAATGCCTGATATCTCCATCCCACATGAGTGGGAACCTAGGCCGCATCAAATCCCATTTTTCAAGGCCATGGATTCAGGGGCCAAGCGTGCCTGCATCGTGTGGCACAGGCGAGCTGGTAAGGGCGCAGCAACTCTAAACTTCACAGCTAAATCAATGTTCCAACGGGTGGGCGCGTACTGGCATCTGTTCCCAGTTCAAACGCAAGCGAGGAAAGCCATCTGGAACGGCATAGACAGTGAAGGCCGGTCTATCCTTGATCAAGTCTTTCCAGAGCCCATACGCAAGCGCACAAGCTCACAAGAGATGCTCATAGAGCTGGTGAACGGGTCAACATGGCAGCTCACAGGCTCGGACAATTACAACAACCTAGTGGGGTCTAATCCGGTCGGAGTGGTGTTCGA